TTCTTTCTTTCGCTGTATTCCTTAAGCCATCCTAACTCTTGTAAACCCATTGTAAAGGATTTCGTGGCTTTAAATTCGGCTTTTCTACCCATTACAAACCATCCCTTCAAAACAATCAAAACAAAAATAAGTCTTTTCATTTTTTGCTTTTACTGTCACATATTTACGCGGAGGCGTTTTCTTTTGACATAGATAACAGATCATTTCAAATCCTCTAAATCCGCATCCATTGGATAAGCTATAGTCTCCAAATGTTTAAGAGCCTCAAACTTTTGAGTCTCTCTACCGAACTCTGCTAAAGCGATTAACGCTTTAAGTTCGATTTCTTGCTGTCGTTGCCTGTATAGTTCATAGTCGAATACACCCATAATTCAGCATTAACGAACCCTACTTAATATAATACATTATTATATAATTAACAAAAGAGTCACTCTTAAAAAAAAAAAAAAGAGATAGTTATACCAATATAATATAATAATTATGTTATTTATTTATCTAAAATTCCCTTAGGAAGTGCTGGCTTAGCGTTAATTTCGGGTTCTTTTTGGCTTGTTTCGGGGTTGATTTGTCCTAAAACCCCCCCTAAACCGCTCTTATTAGCGGCGTATTCGACTAACATTGATGTCCAATCTCCATCCTTAGCCGCTTTTCTTATTCCGTTCATCGGATCTAATTCTTTAGCTCTCTTTGTCATTTGACCAACCGAACCAAAAAAAGAAGCTTGAAACTCTTGTAATTTATCATGCATTCTAAGTTCTATTTCTTCAACTACTGCTTCTAATGCTTCAAGCAAAACTTCGTCACTTTCTCTACTTTGAACCCATGTAGTCCATTTTTGACGCGATAACTCCGCGATATATTGACTTAAAAACCAATAAAAGATAGTCCAAACGGTAGCATAGGCAAGTAATACATATGTATCAATTACCATCTTATCCTTGTTTCCACTGACTTTCGGGTATTATAGAAGGTCTACTACAACCTTCAATTTTCATACTTTGGATAGTGTTTAATTGTGCGAGAGCTTGTAAAACAGTACCAACACCAAAAGGGATACCTTCAGCTATTGTGTTTTGTGTCACGTAGTCAGTTTCATACCGCTGACATCGTGTTAATACGTTTCCTTGTATCGTCACTTCAGGTTGTTGTGGTTCGGTTCTTTGTTGTTCGCCTCTGATAAACCTTGTAATTACTTTCGCGATACCTAAACCCGCGCCTATAGCCTCTTCTTCTAAAGCTGTTAATACTTTTTCTTTAATATCATCTCTGAATATGTAAGCTATTGATGCAATACTTACGCCTAAAATAATAGGGAGTCCTGAAATAATCGCTTCGGTTGTTAGATCTCTTTTATTTTCTCTTTTGTAATATCTGTCTAATGCATCGGTTTGAACTTTTGTTAATTTCTTAAACGTGCCGTCGGGCAATAACTCCAAAGCCATTTTAAAAAAACCGTTTTAATTTAATTATATCGCTAAAAACTTCGGGATCTACTTCGAAAATTGGTTTAGGTGCATCGGGTGGTTTAGCAGGGCCAATTACTGTAGGTATATCGACAGAATCACGTTTAGACAGTAATTGACCGATTAAGAATAATTCAATAATCATCATCATCACCCTTTAGTTTACGATAAGCTTCAATTGCTTGTTGAGACCTAAAAAGAGTGTCTAATAGTCTACTTAGTTGCGTCATATCAGCGTTTACCCCCTCTTTTTTGTGTTTTTCTAAACGCTACGCCTAACTTTTTTAGATTGGGTGAACCCGATCTTAATCTAAAGCGCGGTTTCTTGCTGTTAGCTTTAACAAACTTATTCCATGCTGATAGTTTACGTTTACGTTTTGGTCTTAATGATGGGTTCATGATCTCCGTCATAGTCCGTTCATCTTCTGTCATACTTCGGCCATGTTCATAAGTGCGCCCCATCATACCCCCACCACTTGCAAACTTGCTCCCGTCAGCAAAGCCCATTTGGTAATACTCGCGTTCTCTTTTGGTAGGCATTAAACAAGCCTCATAAACGCGGTTTCTATATCTGACTCTCCCCCGCTGTTATTAGTTATCTTAAACTGCAATAACTTTTGATTAGCTAAACGCCCACCAATAATAAATATATTCCAAACATCAGCAGTTAAAGCTTCGGCAGCATCGTAAAACAAATCTGCAAGCGCACCGGCTGATGCGGGATAAGATTGGTCATAAGTACCCCTTAATCTTGCGGCGGCGTCTACATCTCTTAAGTTAGCATAAGCTAAGTCAGCAGGCCCCATTACTGCTTCTATAGCAAAGTTTCCTCCATTTGAGGGTCTAATAGCTATTTGTAGATCCTTAAAGCCCGTCATATCTAAAGGCCATTTGGTTCCACTTGCTATTTGTGGTGCCAGTATTGTAGCCCCGTTTGCTATTGCTTCATCTTTAGCAAATGCAAAAAATTGTTCGTCGCTTGATTGGCGACCTTTCCAATCGCCCTTCTCATCTACAAAACCAGTATCTAATGTTGGTTGAATAAATTGTGGGACTTCTATATCGCCGTTAACCGTTGCTGATTCAACGCCCGCTTTCCTTGTTAAACTCCATGGCGCGTAAGCTTCGCGCTTTTGAACCATGTTAATCTTAAGCGAAAACCAAAGTCACTGCGCAAGCGCAAGTACCGACATCCGTGTCCATTGCCATAGCGACGCTTACTTGGTTAGATCCTACAACCGGAATTGCTACATCTAAAGAAAAAGGGCCGTTAGTCATACCATTAGATGCTGGTGTGCCATCGACACCTTGTGAACCTACGGTTATTGTTTCTTGTCCTTGTGATAAACCATCACCTGACAATTGCATAGCAAAAGTAGTCGCCCCATTAGTTGCGCTATCTGTTGATACTGTTGCAATTATGCCAACTATAGAAGTGGCTTGCTTTGGTATCTGAATAGAACTTGTGGTTGATTGTCCGTATAAGCTACCTAAAGCTGTAAACGAATCTGCTGCTGTTAGTGCGCCTTCACGCGTTCGGTAGAATGCCATAAATCTAAACCTGTAATATATCCCGTTCTGGTGTCATTGCTTTGATTCGAATAGGGCCTAATTTCGCAAGTGTGCCACTTGCAAACCCTTTCGTTAATGCTTTAGCAACAAACGCGCCCGCTAATGTTGCGGTTATAACTTGTTTGTTAGCCATTACACTTGTTTGTAATGTATTGAGAGCCCCGTTTAGGTTTCCCTTTATTGCTTGATCTACTGCGCTAACTGCGCCAGTGGACTGTGCTAAGCTTAGAGCCGTTCCGGCTTCTATAGCTGAAATATTAAAACTCTTGCGTGCCCTTCTTCGTGGGGCCTTTCTTCGTGCAACCATAACGGATTAAAGTTTAATCTGTTATATATATCTATTGGCTTAATTATTATTGGATCCGTTCAAGGTGATATTTGATAACTTCGGTCTTATCTTCGCCACAACTAAAGCATAACCAATTATCTTTTACTTGTTCAAACTCTCTACGTTTCATACAAGCCGTGCAAAAAGCAGTAGGCCCGCGTGCAACTTTCTTTTGTTCTTCGGTATTATCTTCTAACATTGCTTTTCTAATTAGTTTATTTACGATTGCTGAAGCTTTCTCATTCTTTCTTTCGCTGTATTCCTTAAGCCATCCTAACTCTTGTAAACCCATTGTAAAGGATTTCGTGGCTTTAAATTCGGCTTTTCTACCCATTACAAACCATCCCTTCAAAACAATCAAAACAAAAATAAGTCTTTTCATTTTT